GCAATGGAAGATGCAAACTTTCACGAGTTTAATGCTATAATAAAACGTGAGTGGAAAAGGAGTTAAGTAATGAGTGAGTATGAAGCTATCAAAGACTATGTGGATGACCACTATACACACTTTGGATGCTATCCAATGCAAGTGGAGACAGATACACAGGTCTACACATTTGACCAATACTGGTCTATACTAGACAAGGAGAATGTATAATGCCAAACCATACAGATAACAGAGTTGTTTTATCACATGATGATAGTCAAATGATTGACAACATATATAATATAATGAACACAGAAGATGCTAACCTATGCCAAGCTATCCTACCAATGGATGAGAAGTTACTTGATGGTGGTGATTGGTATGAATGGCGATTAGATAATTGGGGTACTAAATGGGATGTATACGACAGCACTTGTGACCGAATAGGTGCTAATACACTTCAACTAATGTTTTCTACCGCATGGTCGCCACCTAAAGGTATATTTGAGAAGCTAGTAGACATGGGCTATAATGTTCATGCCAGATACTTAGATGAGGGGTGGATGTACATAGGTATGTATGATAAGGGTGAAACTATAGAGTTCAGTAACGTAGAGGATGTTATTAAAGAATGCCCGGAACTTGATGAGGAATTTGGTATAAATGAATTGACACTTGAAAAAGAATTGTGGTGATATGGAGAAACCTAATGAATAGATTTATTATGTCCGATTTAATGGACAATATAATAGGTGTGATAATTGTGTTTCACATTGCATTGTTGCTTATCCTTGAGGTAGCACTTTTTGTGGAGTATCTAACATGAATAGATTACTAAATCGCTATACCCCCAATAAGCTAATAGATATATATAGCACTTTGGGGGAATAGCAGCAGGTAATTCATATGTTTGTAATAAAGGAGAATGAAATGACAACAGTAATTAGTACAGTAGTAATTAATAAAGAACAGTATGGACACTTACTAGTAGAGGATGTAACAGAGACACTAGGATTACTACCTGTGTGGGTACAAGAATTTAATATACTAGGTGAGGATGACATTGTGAATTTTATGCGAGATAAATATCAATGGGGTTTGTATAAATTTAATGGTGCTGTTACTGAGAGTGGCGCATACAAATCAGAGTATGATGAGGATGAGGATTTGGATTACATAGCTAAGATGAAAACAAAAGAGGGTACAGTTTATTTCTATCCCTATGCTATTACAGCATTGCCTACACCTGATGGATACTATATAACAAGGATGGATTAGAGGTGAACATGATTAAAAAGATACTCACATTCTGGATGAACAAGAATGAGATGCAAGACCCAAGCATGGACAACGTGTTACGATTTGCTATCATGTTTGTGTTTGGCTGCGGTGCATATGTAGTTGTAGTGGAACTTATAAAGAAAGGATGGTAGCTCGATGAAGGAAGAATATATTTTAGTGATGTGGTATGACTATAAAGGTTTTAGAGAAACAGGAGAAGGAGATTACTACGAAACTAGAGATGGATATCAACATTTTAGTACTCAAGATAAGATGTTACAATACCTTAAAAAGAATATTAAATTTGAGGGCGGTAAAAAAACACCATACAAAACAGTAAAAGAATTTTGTGATGCCTTTCAATTTATAGTATATGAAAGGATACTATAATGAATAGTAAAAGAATGTATTATTATTATAATAGTAGCATAACGAACGAGACTAACCCTGTTATTGTTTACAGACTTGCACCAACACTGCAATCAATAAGTAAACAGATTAGAGATTTAAAAAAACTATACCCTAAAAAATATAAAAGTAATGATATTATAAAAGTTTTTACCCAAGAAACAGGGGATGGTGATTTAGTTTTATTTGGTAGCTACATATTTAAAAAAGTTGGATTAACTAAATGTGATAAGGAAGTTTCTGTTGTATCAGTAACAAGGAGAACAATGTAATGGATGAAGATTTATTAAATATCATAGACACACTTGAGAGCAACTATGATTCTTGGAGACAACAAGTTGTAGGTATATTAGATGAGGAAGATACAGAGATTATAAAGGAGACAACGAATGGTAGTAATTAAATTGGACGCTGCTTCAGAAGAAGAATTAGATAATAAATTAAATATATATTTTGATACCTATCCAAGAGAAGGATACATGACAAGAGTTTCTGATACATATTATGACCACTTTACAAACAAGCATGTTACAATAGTAACACGATTACAGAGTTGTGATTAAGTGATACAGGAACTTGTAGTAATTTATATATGGATATGTATAGGCTATGCATTATATAGGAGTACATTATGACATTAACAATATTGATAGAACAGTATAAAAGTTCTATAGAATACAAAGAGTTACGCAAAGAAACTAAACAACATTATAGATATATGATTAGTTGTATAACTAAATACTTTGGAGATGAATCAGATGTCAATCTTTTGACAACAAAGAAAGCTAAACTTGCCTACGACTTCTGGTGTAGTATGGGAGTTTCATACGCCAACCACATAATAGGTGTAGCAAATATAGTTATGAACTATGCAGTTCGTATGGAAGATGTAAGCACTAACCCATTTGCTTCTGTCAAGAAGAGGTCAACTAAAAGTAGAAAAATTGTTTGGACACCTGAACAAGTAAAGCAACTGCTCGACTACGCATATAGTGATTACAAGTGGCGCAACCTTGGACTGATTGCACAGATGGCATACGAATGGTGTCAACGTATAGGTGATATGCGTGTTCTTACATGGGATAGTATAACCTTTGATAAGAAGAGGTGTTCCATTGAGCAGAGTAAACGTAGAGCAGAAGTATTCTTGCCTATAAGTGACGGCTTAATGGAGATGCTTGTGCAGCAACACGATGACTTTGGTTTTCAAAAGTACATTGTGCCTAGACCTAGCCCTTACAAGGGAGAATATATACCCTATAGTATGTTCAAGATGTCTAAATTTTCCCGGCAGTTAATAGATGAAGCAGGTTTGCCAAGAGAGTTGAGGCTGTCTGACTTACGCAGAACAGGCACAACAGAAATGGTTGAAGCAGGTGTCGGCATTGCACAAATCATGTCGGTTACAGGACATAGTAATCCACAAAGTGTGAAGCCGTACATAAAAAATACTTTTGATAGTGCAAATTATGCATTGACAGCAAGACAAAATCGTGATACATAACATTAAATGCCGACAACAAAGGAGAATAATATATAATGTTAAATATATTAAATGATATAGATGTTGGTATAGGTGAAACAGTTAGAACTAACTGCCCGGTATGTAAAGGTTATAATACTTTTACTATTACTAATGACATGGGCAAGCTGATGTGGAATTGTTACAAGGCTAGTTGTAATGTAAAAGGAAACGAGAAGACCCGACTATCTGTTTCACAAATGCAAAGTAAAAAAGATAATAAAAAAGAATTTAGTATGCCTGATTTCATTGTTCCTCATAGGAATAGAGGACACGTATTAGATTTCTTACATCGGTGGAATATAGTTTATGCCGTAGAAAATGTTCTGTACGATGTTAGAGAAGATAGAGTAGTGTTTCCTGTAATGAATGATGGTATTCCTGTTGACGCTACTGGTAGAGCGTTGGCAGGGTGGCGACAGCCTAAGTGGAAGCGATATGGTTTCTCTCCTTTCCCATATCGTTATGGCTCTGGTGATGTCGCAGTGGTGGTTGAGGACTGTGTTAGTGCTGTAGTGGCAGGTAATGTGAATGGTTTTGTTGGGGTCGCGTTACTTGGGACAACTTTGTTGGAACAACATAAGCAGATACTTTCACAGTTCTCAACTGTTTTAGTAGCTCTTGACCCTGATGCCCTAACAAAAGCTGTCAAGATGAAGAAAGATATATCAAACTCTAAGCTGCTAAGATTAAACAATGACTTAAAGTACCAACGAAAGGATGATATTAATATGATGAAAAGATTGGGGGGTATGTAGTGGAGCAGATACTATTACGTACCCTAATGAATAAAGATTTTTATGACAATAATAAGGGAGATAAGTGTCCAGATACTTTGTTTTCTACAGACTGTAAGAAAGTGAAGAAGGTTATTGATAAAATGATTAGTACATATAGGCGTGACTTACACCCCGAAGAAGTACATATGTTTTTTATATCAGAAAATCCATCTCTTACTACTGCACAGATGCATCAGTTTGATGCGCTATTTCATTCAATACAGAACCAACAGCCTATGGGTAATGATGTAGCCAATGATATTATGTCAAATCTATTTCGTAAGCAAGTAGGAGATGAACTAGTTAACTTGGCAGTGGATTTATCCAACGGTGACATTACAACTCTACAACCTTTAAAGGACTTGATACATAAGTATAATGATGACTTCACGCCAATGACTACGGTAGAATGGGAAGACATTTCTTTCAAGACATTAATGGAAATGCGTAGCAAAGATTCAAGATGGAAGTTTAATTTACCTACATTGGCACAGGTAGTTCCCGGAATAAATGCAGGACAACTTATAGAGATAGGAGCAAGACCGAACACAGGTAAGACATCCTTTCATGCTAGTCTGTTGGCATCACCGGGGGGTTTTATTGAGCAAGGAGCAAAATGTATGGTTCTTGTTAATGAAGAAAAGTATAATCGTGTTATGGATAGATACGTAACTTGTGTGTCAGGTATCGCAGATAATCAAATAGTAAGCAGACAAGACGAAGCAGATAAGATGTATAGCACAATAGAGAATATGCTATGGGTAAAAGATAGTACAGGAGAATATATGGATTGGGTAGAGAGAGTATGTAAATCATACAAACCTGACATAGTTGTACTAGATATGGGTGATAAGTTTGCAAAGACTAATTCTAATATTAGGCAGGATGAAGCACTTAAAGCTAACGTAATACAGGCACGACAGATAGGAAAGGAACAAAACTGTGCCATATTTTATATGTCTCAACTATCAGCAGAAGCTGAAGGTAAGATAATCTTAAATCAAAGTATGATGGAAGGTTCTAAAACAGGTAAAGCAGCAGAAGCAGATTTGATGGTGCTTATTGCTTGCAATCCTGATGTGGGGGGTAAGACAAATCCTAATGATTCTTCACAGAGACACTTGAACATTGTAAAAAATAAATTGTCTGGTTGGCATGGTAGAATTATATGCAACCTAGATTTTATGACAGGAAGGTATGAAGTATAATGATGACAATTATTGGAGTAGTATTGGTAGCCTTGTTTAGTAATGAGAATGCCACATTTATTAAGGCCGTAGAAGAAAATAGAAACAACGGTTATACATGGGAGTATGTTGGTAAACAAGATATACAAAATGTAAAGCTGTCTTTACCATTAGGTGATAAGATATACTTTAAACACACAAAGGAGTAAGTATGAAACTAACACTTGACATAGAAACCAACACACAAAAGAGGGATGGGAACTTACACCTAGACCCTTTTGAACCTGACAACTCTCTTGTGATGGTGGGTATGAAAACAGATACTGGTGAAGAGTATGTGTATACTTTTGACCATGTAGAATCTACTGACGTACAGCCTCATCAAGATGTTCAATCATTTCTTGACAAAGCTACCGTTTTAATTTGCCATAATGCATCTTACGAATTACAATGGTTNTGGCAGTGNGGTTTTAAATATGATGGTGCAGTATGGGATACTATGCTTGTAGAATATGTATTGCAACGCGGTATTAAGTTACCCCTATCCCTTGCGGCATGTGCTGAAAGACACGACTTAACACGCAAGAAGGGTACACTAAAAGAATATTATGCTAAAGGTTTAAACACTAATGACATTCCGCTTGATGAACTATCAGACTATTGTTTGACTGATGTAAAAGCAACTCAAGAACTATGTGATTTACAATGGAAAAAATTAAATACAAAAGAATATTCTATCCTGCTAGATACCGTTGTATTGACTAATGAGTTTTGCAAGGTTCTTGCAGATACATATTGTAATGGTATCAAAGTTGATACTAATACTCTCAATGAAGTTAGAAAAGAATTTGAGAAAGAAAAAGAGCAACTAATTACAGAATTACAAAAAGATGTACACGATTTAATGGGCGATACTAAAATAAATCTTAGTAGTCCAGAACAATTATCTTGGGTAGTTTATTCTAGGAAGCCAAGAGATAAAAATGTATGGGCTAATTCTTATAGTGAGTATATGAAAGATAAAGAATGGCGTGATTTAGTTAGGCTTTCCACCGACACAATAAGTAAAACATCGGCTAGAAAGTGTAACACCTGTAATGGTACAGGGTATATACGTAAGACTAAGAAGAATGGTACACCGTATTCTAAAGATAATAAGTGTTCTGTTTGTTATGCAGAAGGTTTTATATATGAAAATAATAAACAAATAGCAGGTCTAAAGTTTACTGCTCCTTCATCTAAGTGGGCTAGTGCAAACGGTTTTAGTACAGGTAAAGAAAATCTAAAGCATTTACAAGGGGTAGCTAAATCAAAGGGTATGGAACAGGCTGAACAATTCTTGTCTAAGGTTATTCGTTTGAGTGCTATTTCATCTTACATATCTACGTTTGTAAACGGTATTGAAACATACACAAAGCCTGATGGTAAATTGCATGTAAACTTATTACAGCATAGAACAGCAACAGGCAGACTATCCGGGGCTAGTCCTAACATGCAGAACATGCCTCGTGGTGGTACGTTTCCAGTAAAGAAAGTATTTATTTCACGCTGGGATAATGGTAAAATTATGGAAGCAGACTTTGCACAACTAGAGTTTCGTGTGGCAGCATTCCTTTCACAAGATGAGGTAGCAATTGAAGAAATTAAAACAGGTTTTGATGTACATAGTTACACTGCTCAATTTATTACTGACGCTGGTGAGGAAACTACTAGGAATGAAGCGAAGCCAGACACCTTCGCACCACTGTACGGAGCAACAGGATATGGACGAACACCAGCTAAAGCCGCCTACTACGAACACTTCGGTTACAAGTATAAAGGAATCACACTATGGCACACCAGACTGGCTGAAGAGGCTTTAACACACAGGCGTATTACCATACCATCAGGTAGGCAGTATTCATTTCCTAATGTACAACGTAGATTAAATGGTGGTGTAACTTACTTTACAAACATTAAAAATTATCCAGTGCAAGGTTTTGCTACAGCAGATATAGTTCCCATTGCTATGATACACATACATAGTTTGTTAAAACCTTTTAAGTCTTGTATAGTTAATACAGTGCATGACAGTGTAGTAATTGACATACATCCAAATGAAGAAAGAGAAGTAATAGAAATAATAAGTAAAACAAATGCACAATTAGGAGATTTAATCAATACTAAGTGGGGTATAAAGTTTAATGTTCCTTTATTATTAGAAGCAAAAATAGGTTCGAATTGGCTTGACACAAAAGACGTTGTGTGATATACCTACCAACTCAATTACAGTATAGGAGATATAATAGATGAGTGATAACTTAACAGTAATAAATACAAATGATTATGCAGCAATGGCTAAGATGATGGGTATGGCCTACGATACAGGGGATAGCAAATCTTCTTTAGCACGACTAAGAGTAAACAAAAAACCATTGTTTGCTGAGACAGAAGTAAATGGTAAGATGGTCAAAGTAGAAGTGCAATCAGGTGGGTTTGCATTAGAGAATGGTACAACTGTATTTGCAGAAGAAGCAGTGATACGACCTTTTGTTCAACGCTTTATGTATCAGAAGTATGTACAAGAAGATAATACGTATGTTAAAACTTTGATGTCTGATAATGCTAACATGGATTTAAAAGACACGAAGGGGGGATTTAATTGTGGAAAACTCTCTGGTTATGTTGAAGACTTCAATGCCCTATCTAAGGCTGAAAAAGATTTACTGCGCTCTATCCAACGTACACGAGTTATATATGGCACAGTAACTATGGAAAAATCTGTTACTGAAGATGGTGATGCACACCCAATAGAGAATGTTCCGTTTGTATGGGATGTAAGTACGAAGGAAGGTTTTAAACTTATGGGTGGCATATTTAGTAAGTTAAATAAAATGAAACGTCTGCCTATGTTACATAATATATCTCTTAAAACTGAATCAAGAGATTTACCGACAGGCAATTCATACTTTGTACCTATTCCTGAATTAGAAATGCAATCGTCTATTGAGTTATCAGACGATGACCAAGGCTTGTTCTCTAGCTTTATGGAAGCTATTGAAACACATAATGAATATGTACATAGTGAGTGGAATAAACATAATATGCCAGAAGAAGTTGATGGTTTTGTAGATGTTGTAGATGTAGAGAATGCTACATGAATCACCGAGGGGAGATAGCTTTACATCAGTTCTTGGAAAAGGCTGTTAAAAGAAAAAGCACTATATCAAAAGATGTAGCATCTCAAATCTCACAAGATGTATATGATGCAGTAATTAAACAGTTTGGGGAAAACAAACCAAGAGAGTTTAGACTTCGTATGTCTAATGTAGGTAGACCTTATTGCCAACTATGGTTTGAAAAGAATAAACCAGAGACTGCTCTACCAAAACCTACAACATTTATTATGAACATGCTACTTGGTGACATTGTTGAAGCAGTTTTTAAAGGGTTATTAAAAGAAGCAAGAGTAGACTATAAGGATTCGGACACTGTTAAGTTGTCAGTTGATAATGATACTATTACTGGTACATACGATATCGTTATTGATGATGCTGTGGATGATATTAAATCTGCTTCTGATTGGTCTTACAAAAACAAGTTCTTATGTTTTGATACACTAAAATCTAGTGACCCTTTTGGCTACATAGGACAACTTGCAGGTTATGCTAAAGCATCGGGATTAAAAGCAGGTGGTTGGTGGGTAGTGAACAAAGCCAATGGGGAGTTTAAATACATACCTGCTAGTGGTATAGATGTTGAAGAAGAACTTAATAAGATAAAAACAATAAACAAAAAACTAAAAGAAAATAAGTTCGAGAGATGCTTTGAGCCACAGATTGAAACCTTTAGAAGTAAGCCTACAGGAAACAAAGTTCTAGGTACAGAGTGTGGTTTTTGTGACTACAGATTTAGTTGTTGGCCTACTTTAAAAGAATTACCTGCTGTAAAGTCTCAAGCTAAAGAACCTAAGATTGTTAATTATGTAGAGTTAGCACATGAGTATCAAGGTGCATGGCAAGGCGGATACGTTGCGTAAATCCTCACGCTACAAACAGAATAGGTTAGCACTTAAACACGGTTATAGAAGTGGGTTAGAACTCACTAACGCAGATAGACTTACAAAATTAAATATCAAGTTTGAATACGAAAGTATTAAGATTCAATGGGAAGACCTAACTTACAGAACTTACACACCTGACTTTGTATTAGACAATGGTATAATAATTGAGACAAAAGGTTTCTTTACTACACAAGACAGAAGAAAACATAAGGAAATAAGCAAACAACATCCTGCTTTAGATATAAGATTTGTGTTTACAAATAGTAAAAGAAAACTACGCAAGGGTGCAAAGTCTACTTATGCTGAATGGTGTACTAAATATAACTTTAAATATTACGATAGAATAATACCTGAAGATTGGTTAAAAGAAAAGGGTAAAAATAAACACTCAAAGTTTATTTCTTTTCCACTTAATAAAATAGAAAGGAAAATAAAATAATGGAACAAAACTTAGAACTCGGAGAGAAAGATTTTTGCATACATGTTAAGCCTATCTTTAACAAAAAAAATATTTGGAGTGGTGACGTAGATGTAACTGCTATATATCCACCAAAAGCTGTATTGACAACAGAAGCATATGCTGGTATAGATGTCTTTGTAAAAATGATGGTATCTTCTGTGGCTGTTATGGAAATAGACACTCATGTTCGTGAAGCTATCCATCGCTATGTAGCGGAACACTATCCAGAAGACTTTGAGATTATGTTAGAGGCGTATAATGATGATGTTAAAATGGTAGACATTGAATACACAGATGGTAATGTCATTAAACTAAACTTTAAAAAAGATACAGAGTAGAATACGTAAGATGACACATGTAGGACATGAAGAGTTTATGAAAAATAAAAGAAAAGAACTAGATGCCTTAGAGCGTTTCGACATAGTTAATAAACCTGCCCATTACGCTCAGTATATTATTGAACCTGTTACATTTATAATGAGAAATGACTTACCATATTATAAAGGCAATTGTATAAAGTATATTTGCCGGGCAGGAGACAAAAAGTATGAAGGATTATCGTTACTAGAATCTGAAAAATTAGATATACAAAAAATGATTAGGTATGGTCAGATGCGTATCAATCAAATAGACGGTAAAGATGTGTTGTAATTATGATAGTTAAAGTATACATTACCTTAGAAGTAGATGAAGACGATTATCAAATACCTGCTGATGAAAATCCATCTGAAGAAATAAGAGAACTACTGCGTGATATATTGTATGATGTAGATGGACTGACAATAAAATATATAAAAACAAAAATGGAGAAGAATACATGATAAGCAACCTTTTACCTACAGATTATCAAAACTTTATTGCATTGTCTCGCTATGCTAGATGGAAAGAAGATGAACAAAGACGTGAGACATGGGGTGAGACAGTAACACGTTACTTTGATTACATGACTAAGCATTTAAAAGATACCTGTAACTTTGAGTTGTCTCGTTCATTACGTAACGAACTTGAAGAAGCAGTGCTTGAGCAACGTGTAATGCCAAGCATGAGAGCCTTGATGACATCAGGACCTGCCCTAGATAGATGCCACGTGGGTGGTTACAACTGTTCTTATGTACCTGTAGACAGCCCTAGAGCATTTGATGAGACAATGTACATCTTAATGTGTGGCACAGGTGTAGGCTTCTCTGTGGAGCGTAATGCAGTAGACAAGTTGCCCTCAGTTAATGAACACCTTGAGTACAGCGACACAGTAATCAAGGTTGGTGACAGTAGACCGGGATGGTCAAAGGCTCTACGTGAACTGATTGCTATGCTGTATGCCGGGCAAATACCAAAGTGGGATGTATCAGAGGTACGTCCAGCAGGTGCAAGGCTAAAGACATTTGGTGGTAGAGCATCAGGACCACAGCCTTTGATTGAGTTGTTTAACTTCTGTATTGAGAAGTTCAAGGGTGCAACAGGACGTAGGCTGTATCCTATTGAGTGTCACGATATCATGTGTAAGATTGGTGAGGTTGTAGTTGTGGGTGGTGTAAGACGTTCAGCACTTATCAGCTTATCTAATCTTAATGATGACCAGATGGCACACGCTAAGTCAGGTCAGTGGTGGGAGAATGAAGGACAACGTGCGTTAGCTAATAACTCTGTAGCGTACAAAGAGAAGCCACAGATGGGTACATTCATGCGTGAGTGGCTATCATTGTATAATAGCAAGTCTGGTGAGCGTGGTATATTTAATCGTCAGTCTGCTGTTAAACAAGCAGCAAAGAATGGAAGACGTAAATTACATAATACACCTATGCTTGACGACACAGATTCGCATTACACTATGCATCCTCACAGAGATGCGTCAAGCTACATTAACTTTGGTTGCAATCCTTGTAGTGAAATTATTTTACGACCCTACCAATTCTGTAACCTGTCTGAGGTAGTGGCACGTTCATCTGATAATGTAGATTCATTACGTAAGAAAGTACATCTTGCTACAATACTAGGCACTTTCCAATCCACTTTGACAGACTTTAAATACTTACGTAGCATATGGAAAAAGAACACGGAAGAAGAAAGACTACTAGGTGTGTCTCTTACTGGTATCTTAGACAATCAAATACTCTCAGGTAAGAGTGGTACGTATGGTCCTAATATTAGTGGGATACTAGAAGAACTAAAAGCTGCAGCTGTAGAGACAAATAAAATTTTTGCTGAACAGTTAGGCATACCACAATCTACTGCTATCACTTGTGTCAAGCCAAGTGGAACGGTCAGCCAACTTGTTGATAGTGCATCAGGCATTCACGCCAGACACAATCCATACTATGTTCGTACTGTTCGTGGAGATAATAAAGACCCACTAACACAGTTCTTAACTGCACAAGGGATACCATCAGAGCCTGACGTTATGAAACCTGACAGCACAACAGTGTTTAGCTTTCCTATGAAGTCACCTTCTGGTGCAGTTACACGCACTGACATGACAGCTATTGAGCAGTTAGACTTATGGTTACTATATCAACGTCACTGGTGTGAGCATAAGCCATCTGTTACAATCTCTGTGAAGGAGAATGAATGGATGGAAGTAGGTTCATGGGTGTATGAGAACTTTGATGAGGTATCAGGCATTAGCTTCTTACCATTCAGTGAGCATACATATCAGCAAGCACCTTATCAGGACATTGACAAGGACAAGTACACAGAGTTGTTTGCACGTATGCCAGACACAGTTGACTGGTCTTTGTTACCTGAGTTTGAGAAAGAAGATAACACATCTGGTGGACGTGAGTTAGCCTGTTCAGCAGGGGTATGTGAAGTCGTAGATTTGACTGCGGCATGAAGTAGGAGATACAATGAAAGAAGTAGATAAAGATATTATTATTATATTAAGTATTGTAATGATAGCAATACTATATATAATATAAGACAATAAGCAGTATATGAGGTAGATACGGCTAGGGTGAGCTAGTGTACATAANAGCCCTTACGTGTGAATGCTACACCAGACAGTTACCCGTCACTGAGACTGTCACTTTACAATGAGAAAACACGATAGAGGATAAGGAAGAATGAAAAAATTAGCACTAGAAAATTACTTGACAAGATTTATGAGATATGTTATAGATTGGCGTAGGACTAGAAAAGTTATACATCTGTTACAAGAATTGCCTGACAGCACACTAGAAGATATAGGTATACGCAGACATGACATATTGCGACTAGCTTATACGGAGTTACAAAGAAAGAACTATGAGAAGTAAAGCATGGAGAGTATGGGCAAAAACAATTGGTAGCAAGATAACAGATGATGAAAGTGAAAGCGATATTGCAGCTATGCTACGTACCTTTTGGGTACTCACTCATCTGGTTGCTTGCTTTTTTATTATCATACATAATGGGGTCAAGCTAGGATGGTTTTAAATTATGTAGCAAACTGGTGGGAAGTAGCAATGCTTTTCACTATATCTATAAATACTATAATTAATATAATAGTATTCTTTAGACATAGATTTAAACAAAAAGTAATACAATAGTGTTACTTAAACAGCGTAGGAGTAAATAGATGGCAACAGAACAAAAACAAGCAAAGTTAAAAGTTGGTGGAGTAGAGTACGATATATCAGATTTAGATGATAGAGAACACATCATTCTATCTCATGTAATTGATTTGCGACAAAGAATACGTAAGGCAAGATTCTTATTAGAAGAAATGAAAGTAGCAGAAAATACGTATGCATCAAGTCTAGTAGAATCTTTATCAGAAGAAAAAGAACCTGAATTTATAACGCCCACCACCGCAGATGAACTTGTCACATAGTTAGGCAAATAGTATATGCAAAGAAAAAAAATAATAAATGTTTTAAAGTCAAATGCAATATCAAATATGCAGTTACATGTATCCAATGTAGAGTTATACCTTACAAATTCAGTAGGTATCGGGGAACATTCTGATATCATGGAAGCAATAAATGTAGAGTTAGATAAAGTTGCTAAGTATCAGGGTAGATGGGATGCATTAGAACTAGTACAAAGAGGAGATGTGTATGAATATGACGACACTAAAACCGAGCATTAAGGATAGAAAGAAATTTGATATTGACTTAGCCTATGGTGAAGTTAGAGAACAGCAGATTGCTGACATGTTACAGCAAGGAAAGATAGAGGTTAAGAGTGAAAGAGATGTGTGGCAGAAGACAGGTAACATCGCAATTGAATACGAATGCTATGGTAAGCCAAGTGGAATCAACGCTACGGAATCAGATTTCTGGTTTCATAATCTATGTATCGGGGAAGATACCTTTGCTACGCTGGTATTTGACACGAAAAGTTTAAAAAGAATTATTAAGAACCTAGATTACAAGAGGTCTGTGTCTGGTGGTGACAATAATGCAGCACGTATGTATTTATTAAACTTACAGAAGTTGTTTTCTTCTGATGTAATCAAAGCATTTAAAGGAAAAGAAAGTGACGTGGCTTGAATATGAAATGCTTAAATGGCAAGAGGAGAAGTATGGCAACATGGAATTAAACGAGTATCAAAAGAAAGCAAAGGTGTATGCAATCTATCCTGAATCATACAGAATAACCTACCCAGCTTTAGGATTAGTTGGTGAGGCTGGTGAGGTTGCTAATAAAGCAAAGAAACTTATACGTGATGGCTTTACCACAGAAGAGTTAGAACAAAAAAAGATAGAGATTGCATCTGAGATAGGGGATGTGCTATGGTACTGTGCCGCACTAGCGCAAGACTTAGGTGTGTCTTTGTCTGTAATTGCTTCACAGAACTTAGATAAACTAGAGAGTAGAAAACAACGGGATGCTATCAAAGGCAGTGGAGATACTAGGTAATTTACTTATATACATACTAGCAGGTATATTATTACTATGGTTATGTTACATGTTTACAATGGCTGCAATTAATACTGTGTGTGATTGTACACTAGAATTAGAACAAAAAAGAAGGGGCTTAATTGCCCCTTTTATTTTACTCAAAATACTCTTTATATATGTACATTGCAGCATTATAATCTTTAGTATCTCCTAATTCTTGTTCTAAACCGTCTGCCTTTGTCAGACTTCTATAGTAATCTGCAACCATTACTCTTTTATCCTTGCTTAATGCTAGAAACCTAGCTTGGCTTAATCTGTCTCTTAGTTCAATATCTACTTCACCATCAACTTCGATATTATACATGTTAGGATTTAACACAGCTTTCCTAGCCTGACCTCTAGCACTATTTACCATAGATTTTATCAGAGCTTTTTTAGTTATATTATTTGTTTGAGGATTATTATAATCTTCGTCAAACAAAATAAAATTAGTTATCTCATTTTCCACAGATTCAGCCATCAATGCTTTTGCTTTAGATGTAAATTCAGGGTCGCCTTTTATTCTCTTAGGTGTTATTTCAAACCATTTAAGTCCTAATCTATCAAATTCAATTTCTGCTACATTTCTTTGTTGTCTTTGAGTTAGTCCTGTTATCTGTCGCATAAAAGGATTGACATTAATTAAAGGTGTAGTTCTAGTTGGACTTTGGAATTTTTCTCTACCTATGTCTGCACCAAAAAATTTATTTTCTTGTTCAACTGTTGTAGGAAAAGAACGAGTAGCTTGCTTGAAAAAGTAATCTATTAAATTAATATCATTATTATCTGCTACTATTCTATATTCAGGGTCAATCGTAGCAACGACATCTTTTAAAAATCCTGCACCCACAGTAAATGTATTTGCATAGTTTCCAGCCCACTGTGTTAGTCTTCTTTTTATAGCTAAATCATTTTCACCAGTGTCTACACCCTGTTGATACTCTTTAAAAAATTCATCCACCAAGCCTAAACCAGTAGGTCTAAATTGACCACCACCTAATGCTTTAACTGCTGTCTCTAATTCAAATGGTGCATTAACTTTATCAGGATTATTTCTTCTATAAAAGAAGTCGGCTACTGCAGCAAAGACAGAGAATGGTCCTAACGATGCTTGAGCATCTATTAGTCCAGAACCAAATGGATTTTTATACTCAAATGCACCTGTAGTTTCATCTCCATAGTGGTCGCGTATAGCATATAAAGCACCTAATGTAGCCAAGCCACCCATCTGCTTACCAAACCTATCAGCAGCATCTGACTTATTTAATATTCCAGAACCGAAGTCAAACAAACCAAGTATAGGTGCATGTTCGTATGCAAATCTAAATTGATTTACTAAGTATCTAGGAAATGGTACAAATGTAGAACCTAGTTGCGTTTGAGAAACATCAATAAAGGCTTGTGCCGCTGTATTAAATACACCGTCTTTACCCTTAAACCTTCCTGTTTGATAAGTAAAGTCTAGTGCTTTCTCCATACCCTCACCAATTAGTTTATCAGATATGGTACTAAATTTTCCTGCTTTTAAAACGTCATTAAGAGTAGTTCCGTCTACAGCCATTAACGCTTTATTTAACTCTCTAGTTAGTATGGCTCTCTTAAACATATTATCAGATAGAGTGTTTAATTTATTTAAATTTCTAGCAATACGAAGTAAACCAGTGTCAATATTTGCATGGTTAGCTACATCACCCATTTCCATAAATAGACTTTTTTGTAACTCTGTCTTACCGAAAGCTGGGTCTTTCATTAACGTAGATAACACTTTAGCATCTGCGTGAGTAAAGCCTAGAGTTAAATCTTTAAGGAAAAAAGAATCANACGCAGTTCTTANCTGTGCTACTCCTAACTTTGTGGCTCTCTCAGCTTCTTTTTTTATTTGTTCTTCTGTAGGTTCTATACCTTGTTTTATTAGCCTACCTTTTAGTGAAGCATCTCCTACAAATGGAAGTTTTTGTGCAACTAAGTTGTATAGTCCTGCACCAAGATTATCAAAACCATATATATAGTTTCTCATATAACCGTTAGTAAAGTTACGTGTAGTTGTTGCTAACTGTACAGTCATCAAACCAATACGTGCCTTGTTGATATTTTGCATAACTGTGTTAGCTTTTTTTATTTTATTTTTACCAAACTTTTGTTCAAGTTCTTCTACAACTGCACGAGCAGGATTAGTTATAGTGCTTTCAGCTATGGCTAATGTTCTGTCAATGGCATCTAATGATTCTAGTCTAGCTTTCTTTTCTGCTTGTGATAGTTGGGATGCAACATTTAATGTTTTACCTGCTCTACTAAACTCTGCCGCTAGTAAAGCACCTATGTCATCAAATGTTAAACCATATTCATTTGCTTTTTTAGTAACGTAGTCAGCGTCAAACTTCCTAATTACTTCTTTGCCTTTTTTATTTGTAACTTTTATTTGACCTGTTTCAAAAACTCTGGCTAACTTAGACGTAAATCTTTCTGCCCCCTCTTCAATTCCTTCTAGGGGTGGTATATCTTTTATAAATTCTGTAGCAAAAGCTGATAGGTTTTGTAAATACTTATCGTTTATTGAAAATGCACCCTCAACTAGTATATCCCCTTTAGAAGTTTTTACTAGTGGGTCATCTGGTGCAAGAGCCTTTTGTAATTCAACGCCTCGTTCTAATTTCTCAGGTATAGATTCTTTTAATGATAGTAGTTCTGAGAATACTTCTTTAGCAGTGCTAGATGTTTTTTTATCTGTAAATATTTTTTTAGTTTGTTTTGTATTTGCTTTTACTATTAAGTTAGTATTAAATTTTGCTGTATTATTTCTAATAAGTTCTGCTTGATTAGCTGTCACTGCTCTGTTTGCGCCTTGAACACCACCAACAATTCCACCGGGAACAGCACCAACTACAGCACTTAGTGCTACATTGCCAGACCTAATGTCTTCTTGCAAGCCTGTTTCAACTCTTGTCTGTTCTTGAGCAACAGTTTGTGTCGCAGCTATTGCAGAATCTAAAGCACCTGCCCTAATAGCACCCTGCGTTCCAGCTTTTATTAGTGCATCTCTACTTTCTTTTGATGCTTGTCCTTTTAGAACTTGTCTTATGCCTAGCGTCACACCTTTCTGTGCAGCCATCGTTCCAACCTTTGCACCACCGCCTGTAAGTACACCTGCATAAGTTGACGGAGCAGTTAATATACCAGCCGCATAATTAGTAATAGCAGTTGCATAATCTCCTGCACTATCAGGGGATTCTGATTTATCAAACGCATCTATTAAACGAGCAAAACTTTGTTTCCTATCATCGTCTGCATTCTGTGCATATATTAAATCATTAATAGCTGTTACTTCATTTACATTTTGATAACGAAAGTGCTTTATGAATTTATCATATACCTTGTCTTTATCTACTAAGTCTTCAGCCTTTTCACCAACCCTGTCTAACAAAAACCCACGAGCATCATCCATAAATGTATCACTATTGACAAGCTCTTCTTTAGTTAGCTTTTCCATTACTAATCCTCTAGTGTTACTGGGTTATCAAATTGACCTTTATAAGCGTCTTGTATATTTATCATTTTTAATTTAATTATGTTTATTTCTGTAGGGTCTGTTTCTGTGGCAAGTTGTTCAGCTAAGTTTCTATACTTATCTAAATCTTGGCTTGCGTTTTTCCCCATTTGACCATCAGAATATAAAGATTTTGTTAAGCTGCTTGGTACATTACCAGTAGCAGTACCAGTATCAGTAGCAGTAGCAGTAGCAGTATTATCAGAACCCTGTCCGTTTTGTTCTACAAGTTCATAAGCACCTGTACCACCAATTAAGCCTGTGGGAATAAGGGCTACATCTGTAGCAAAGTCTAACTCGCCATCCTCATTTACTCTAGGAAGTCTGTTTTCACTAATACCTTTTCTTCTAAAGTCGTATAAAACAGCCGTACTAAATCCTGCTTGTTTACCGTTCGCTATGAAATTACGAATTATACTTTGTGCTTCTGCAATTTTAATATTGTTTTTCGTGTCATCTTTCTTAGGCACGTTCAGATAACCACCAACACCATCAAGTTTTGTTTCACTAAGTAAACCTGATACCTGAACAATTTGATTACTAGTTTCTCTATCTATTTTATACAAT